TCGTTCCCCTGCTCAATTCCGCTATCCAATCCGTTATCGATCGTGTCATCTATCACCTCATCATCTATAAATGCGTTCAATGTATTTTCCATTTTCTTCTTGGCAGCTTTTTCTTTTTTCCTGCCGATGAAATCATCAAACGTGCTATTGTTTTGCATAAATTCAAGATAAGCATTATGGAATTCGCCAGTCTCATCATGTTCTTGAAGTTCAAACATTTCAAAGGGCATGTTCTGAATTAACTTACCTTTAATATAAGATTGTTTCTTTTCTTTGGCTATGCGTCTTAAAAATGCGTAGTAAATAATTTGTGTAAAGTAAGCGAAAGGATTGCTTGATTTAGCAGGATCAAAATTATCTATATACTGAATACAGTTTTCAATCCCATCAAGAATCATATCATCACGATACGAGTAGTTAATAAAATTCGGTTTATATGATAAGTGCGTTGCGATCTTTAAGATGCACTCGCCGATATAGTTACTAATGATTGGCTTTGGTAAACCATTCTCTTCAGCAAATTTTACTTTTTCTTTCATCTCAACGATTGCTGCGAGAAAGTCTTTATTGTTTACGTAATGAGCCATAGCATTTATTGCTTCCTTAAATTTATCAACATATCCATAGTATACCTTATATAAAGAAAAAAGGCAAACTTCATTTAACTTGCATCTTGCAGTTATTTAGATTTGCCTTTCTACTTGAACATGGGTATAATAAACCATGTGGGGTTTGATATAAGTGATTAGTGCTTAGTATCGTTTCCTTCAATGAACCAACCTTCTGGTTCATCTTTCTCCTCTACGGAGATCCCAGTAACTCCCTCGAGCATTTGTATTCTACGAATTGCTTCATCTCTAGTAATATCTCCTCCATCTCCCCAGTCCAAATCCTCAGCACGTTTCTGTGTTTGTAAAGCAGGACTCTTTTCATGTTCTTTTACAATTCGAAGATAGTGGGGGATCATTGTAGCCAACAATGGTTTTATAAAGATTACGTTTCGTTTCTCAATGTCAAAAACATTGTCACCTGTAAATTGGCAATAAGGATGAGCAGTAACGTGCTCTCTACCTTCACTTAGAACAGGTATAGTTCTGATAATCATAGGATCTAATATTTGAATATGGGTTGCGTCTTCTTGTTCAAGAATACCCATGAGTTGTTCACCAGTGCTTAGTTTCAACACTATATACGATTCGTTATTAATTAGCATAAATCAACCTCGACAAGTTTGATTTTAAACTCTTCTTCAGCGTAAGTTTTATAACGCTCTGCTGCATGATTAAGGGTATGATTCTTCCAAGACTTCCAATGTAAGTCATCAGCAAGATCAAATAAGTTACAAGTTGTTTTGCCATCTTTCAATCTTAGACCACGACCAATACTTTGCAAGTTGCGGATCTTGGATTTACTTGGCGATGCAAAAATGACATTCTCGAGAGACGGTATGTTGATGCCAGTGGAGAATGTGCCAAAACTAGCAATAATAATAGCATCGCTTTCACCTTCTGTGATATGACGAATTGCTTCTCTGTCACTTGTTTCAGTGCCTCCATAAACAAAAAATATTTTTCTTTTATCGTGAACTTTATTTTTAATAAGGTCGTAAAGAACTTTGCCGTGCTTTTCAACGTATTGAAAAAGAACAAGCGTATTACCTTTAGAATTTACTGCCAAGTTTCGGATAAACTTATTCCTTGGTTCACAAGATACAAGCCAATCCATTTCTTCTTGGTACGTGTTATTTTTTCGCCCTTTACGAATCTCTTCGTTATATTTTAGTAGCACACACATGATATTTAGTTCAGCAAGTTTCCCACTATCCATTAACTTCTTAGTTGTAGTAACCCTATGCACTGGACCAAACACACCTTCAAGAACTAATTTATGAATCTTCTTATTATCAAGTGTTCCTGTGGTACCAATACGGTACTTAATTGCATCCATCTTTTCCATAACCCCTGTAAGAGATTTGGCTTTAAATTGATGGGCTTCATCACCAAAGATAACATTGAATTGTTTGAACCATGATTTTGGTTGTAGATAAACCGACTGCCAAGTAGTAATTAAAACATCCTTGGTAATATCCTTAGTAAAACCAGAGTAGAGTTTTTGACAGTGTTCTTTTACTGGCCATTGATTTGCGCTAGAATAATCTTCAAAGTCTGTATATAATTGTTCAACTAATGACGTTGTTGGAACAATNATAATACATTTACGATTATGTTCTAGATGCCATCTAAGAATTGAATAGATAATTAACGATTTACCTGACGCTGTTGGTGATAAGAGTAATACTCGTTCATCATTGATTGCTTTATGGATTGCATCACATTGGTAGTCGCGTACTGTGATGGCTTCATTTCTTGACTGTGGATTGAGTGTTTCGACCCATCGCTCAACGTCACTGTAAACGATACTATTTTGTACGAAGTCGGTTGGGATAACATATTGTATTTCATAATGATTCCTTTCGGCAAATTCTTTAACATAATTAAGTAAACCAATATAAAGTGTTTTACGTATTACATCATATAAGCGCACCTTTCCATCCCACAACCTAGCACGAAATTGTGGTGTAAATCTAGCACCTGGATATTCATACGTGAAGAAGTCTCCTAACTCTTGCTCAATGCTTGGGTCAGAAAATATACGAACATAGACTTCATCTAACTTTTCAATTTTAATCATTACATTCCAGCGAGGAATTTCTTCCACTCAACAGCAGTTTTAATTTGCCAGTCTCTTGCTTTAATTTGACCGAGAACTGACTCAAGGAAATATATCATTGTTTCAAGATAATCAATTTTAACACGCATTANGTTTAGTTCAGTATCACCTTGTAGGAATTCATCCATCTCATTCTTGAGTGGCTTGACCCCTTGCCATTGTTGCCAATCTAGCGCAATTAATTCATCACGTGACAGTTCACCACGATACAAACGAAATTTATTTTTACGGAGGATGTTATAATCAGAACCCAACTTAGTGTGTTTGAGTTTGATGTTGACAAGTAGTTTTAAATACTTAGCGTGAAGTTTGGGAGTAGCGGTAGTGGTTTCACCAAGATAGTTATCATCTATTTGGCAATCAATATCCCACTGTTCTTGCAATTGTTCTATATTCATAATAACCTCAAAATAACATTATACTATAAATCTGCAATAAAGTCAAATTAATTATGCAAATCTATAGAGTCCGAATTTAAATGTTGCACTACCGATGAGATAGTTAACACCATCATTAGTTGAAGCAAATGTAAGAGTTTCTAAAGACGTTGGGAAACAATCAAAAAATGTAACGCTTCTAACAGGGTTGTTGTTAGAATCTAATATTTGCAGAGTAGCATCAGAGTAGTTCTTTGCAAGTTCACCGTATGCAGTTTGATCATTGGCAAGCAAAGTTGTGTATTGTTCATATGATTCTGGAAAACCCAAAGCAACAATCCAATTATAAACGATGTTATAGTTTAGCATATCCTCATCAATCAAAAACTGAATAGTTAGTGGATCATACGAAAGCGTATCTCCAGGTAATGGCTGAGTTGAGAATGGTGTGGAGAAAGTAGGCTCACCTAACATAATGCCAGGAATAACTGCTTGTTGGCAAAAGAATGTAACTCCTGGAACCTTAGATATACTAAAGTTAAAGCCATTTGGCGATAGAGGATTAAGTCCAGCTGGAATAGATATTGTCATATTATTATTTAGGAAGAAAAAAAAGGGAGACCCGAAAGTCCCCCTTTAAAATACCGCTTCTATGTCGGCTTAGTAGCCAACTCGATGATTACATCAAGTTAGTAACTTTTACGCGACGGTAGTAGTAGTTCTCGTTAGCAGTTAGACCGCCAGTACCATCCAATGAAACGAATGGGTTAGCAACCATGCCATAACGAGTCTTGAAACCAATCTTTGGTTGGAAGCTGTTAGGATCAACAGCACGAACCATTTGGAGAGGTACGTATGGGCAGTAGAACAAACCAGCATCAAACGCTGACTGACCTTTGTAGCCAACAACGAAGAACTGAGTAGCAGATACGTTTGAAGTATATGGGTCAACATATACTTTGTACTTGCCATTTAGAACACCAGCGAAAGTAGTAGAAGTATCATCTACGTTCAAGTTATTCTTACCAGTCAAGCCAGAAGAATAGTCAAGAACACCAGCCATTGCTAAAGCAGAAGCAACGTCAGCTGAAGTGATGATAAAGTTACCACGACCACGACGAGTTTGTTGACCGATAGCATTGGCTTCACGTTCGATTTGGAACATTAGACCTTTGAATTTCTCAACAGACCAACGACCATT